CGATACCAGATCACGTCATGGGCCGAGACGCACGACGGGGCGGTCACGCTGGCGGCCGCGGTGAGGGCGGCCATGGACTGCGCCGCCGGCACCTGGGGATCCGACGTCGTGCAGGTCTGTTTCCTGGAGGGGGAGACGCACCTCTACGACGACGGGACCGAGATCGACCGACCCCGCTACGGCGTGGCCCAGGACTACGCATTCCTCCACAATGAATAGGGACCAGGGACCAGGGACCAGGGACTAGGACATGACTACAGCAGCGAAGAAGGCCTTCCACACCGAGCTCCAGAAGGGCGACGCGGCAACCCCGGAGCTGTTCACCACCGTCGCCGAGCTGGTCTCGATCGAACCCCCCGAGGCGGTCTCGGGCATGACCGAGGTCACCAGCCACGACTCGGCCAAGGGCGAGCACATCGCCACCTACGTCGACGAGGGCGAGCTGACGGCCAGGGGCAACTGGACGGGTGCGGCCAGCCAGACGGCCATCCGCACCGCCCAGGGCGCCGCCGCCGGAAACTGGCAGATATGCCTGCCCGACTTCGGCCAGCGGACAAAGACCTTCACCGCCGCCACCAACGACACGATCACGGCAACGGCACACGGCCTGACCACGGGCCAGCCGGTGCAGGTGTCCACGACGACCACGCTGCCGGCGGGACTGTCGGCCTCGACCACCTACTACGCCCTTTGGCTCTCGGCCAATACCTTCACACTCCATACGACCAACGCCGGGGCCGTGGCCGGCACCGGCACGGTCGACATCACAGACACGGGCACCGGCACGCACACGCTCCAGATCGGCAGCCGCTTCTCGGCGGCCGCCGTCGTCACCGGATACAAGCTCGACGCCCCGCTGGACGCCGCACAGGGGATCGAGTTTCGCATGAAGATTTCCGGCGCGGCGACACTGACCGTCGATTGATCGACAGAGGATACGACCATGACCACCAGCGCAATCAAGGGATTCGGGACCAAGCTCTACCGCGGCGGCTCGGGCACCCCCAAGACCGGCGGGACGCTCGTCGAGGAGGTCTTCAGCTTCGATCTCCCCGAGGCCCTGGCCCATATGACCGAGGTCACCAGCCACGACTCGGCCAAGGGCGAGCACATCGCCACCTACGTCGACGAGGGCGAGGTGACGATCCAGATGTACTACTCCGCCGCGACCGGCCAGGAGCTGGTCCGGGCCGACCTGGGCGGCGCCGCCGCGGCCTACTACATCAACCTGGCCGGCGCCACCTCCAAGCAGCTCGATTTCTCGGCCATCGTGAGCAGCTTCAAGCCGGACGCGCCGATGGACGGGCCGACACAGGCCACGGCCAAGATGAAGATCACGGGCGCCGTCACGTTCACCGCCCAGTCCTAGTCCACAGGCTGCACAGAGGCGACAGGGAGAGAGACATCATGGACGCAAAGAGGATTCAGGCATTCTGTATGCCGGACTCGCTGACGATCCGGGACATCCGCGACGGCAAGAAGAGCACGCTCTCATTTGAATGGCTTCCGCCAAACGTGAGGGCAATCGAAATCCGAATTGGGGTTGGCGAGGCCATTACCATAAAGACCGAACATTACCCGGAGTTTCCCGAACCGGAAGGTGGGTGAACGAAACATGGACGAGCTGACCAAGGATGCGCTGCTGAGGGCGACGAAGCTCGCCGTCGAGTGCGTGGAGATACCCGAGCTCGGCGGCCGGGTCCACGTCCGCGAGCTGACGGCGGCCGAGCGGGACACCTGGGAGGACGCCTGCTTCCGCGAGCGGCGCGACGCCGGCGGAATCCCCAACCTGCGGGCCAAGCTCGTCGTCATGTGCGCCTGCGACGAGCAGGGCGCCCTCCTGTTCGGGCCGGCCGACGCCGAGGCACTGGGCAGGACCTCCGCCGTCGTGGTCGAGAGGATCTTTGACGTCGCCCTCCGCCTCAACCGCATGCGGGCGAAGGACGTCGAGGAGCTGGAAAAAAACTGACCGACCGGCCGGGGCGGCTGTTCACGCTGCGCCTGGCCGAGCACCTGGGCATGACCGTCCGCGAGATGCTCTCGCGGATGACGAGCGCTGAATATGCCGAGTGGATGGCCTACTACCGGATCGACCCGTGGGGCCGCGAGCGGCGGGATTACATGCTCGCCCAGATCGCGGCCACGATCTACGGCATGTGGCGGTCCAAGCAGTCGCCCGCCCGCACGATCGCGGACTATATGCCGGTCAAGCCGGCGGCGCACGCGGTGAGGGCACAGTCCGCCGCCGACATGCGGCTGGCGCTGAAGGCGGCCGAGAAAACAGGGACCAGGGAATAGGGACCAGGGACCAGGGACTAGAATGGCGACGACGGTACAGCTTCACTATCTGATCACGGCCGGCACGGCCCAATATGAGCAGGCCGTGACCAAGGCGGCCGCCAAGACGCGCCAGTTCGGCACGGCCCAGCTCAAGCTCGGCTCGAACATGGGCTCCATCATGTCGCCGCTGGGCTCCATGGCCGGCCGGCTGGGCGCCCTCAGCCCGGCGATGGGCTCGGCCGTCGGCCAGATCTACACGATGGCCGGGGCGATGGGGACGCTCGTGGATTCATCACAGAAGGCGTCGATGTCGCTCAAGCTGCTCACCGGCGCCGGCCTCGCCGGGTTCGGGGCGGCCATGCTCGGCAGCAAGATCTACGAGAGCTGGACCCAGGCGAACAAGGCACTCGAGGAGACCAACAAGCTGCTCGCCAAGCAGGTGAACTACTACGACGAGCTTCAGAAGCGGTGGGCCTCGGCGGCACTGCCTAGCAAGGTCCGCGACATCGACTCCGAGATTGCCAAGGCACGGAAAGAGATGGAGGAATGGGGCGAGAAGGCCGCCGCGGAGTCGGCCGGCCGGGGCGGGCTCATATCAGGGATGCGGAGGCAGATGGGCTTCGGGGACCCCTACGGCGAGTCACGCACCAAGGCGATCAACAGGCAGGCGGAGATTCAGAAGGACATCAATCGTCTGCTGAGGGAGCGAAGCGGCATCCTGGCCGAGCATGAGACGATCCGCAAGAAGCAGGCAGCCGGCGGCAAGATGCCCGCGTGGTACACCGAGGACTGGATCCGGGAAGAGGAGCGGAAGATCCGCGAGGCCCGGGCGGTGGCGGCACCGAAGTACCACGAACCCAAGGGATACGAGGCGGGCATACTGGCCGAGGAGCGGGCGATCGCCGAGGCCATGCGGCGCGGCATCCTCGATGAACTCGCGGGTCTGAAGGGGCCCGCGGCCGGCGGCCAGATGTACGGCGAGGCCATGGTCGGCACCTCGGCCTACCTCTCGGCGGGTGCCTTCCGCGAGAACGAGGCGGCGAAGAAGATGGACACGCAGATCGACCTGGACAAGCGGCGGAACGAGCTGCTGGCCGAGCTGCGGCGGGTGAGCGGGGTACTGGTGGACTGATGGCGAGCATATCAGTGGACATCGTCGCCGGCTCCCGGGCGGTGAAGAACCGCAAGGGATGGCAGTCGGCCGAGCGGATCGCCACCGTTACCGGCGTCACCGGGACCGGCCAGGCACAGCTCGACAACGCCCTGAATACCCTGGGCGTACCCGCCCTGGGTGCCGAACATCCCTCGATGTCGCAGCTCTTCCTGGACGAGATGGAGCCATCGGCCAGAGGCCCCGGCGTCGTCCTCATACGTATGATCTACCGGCGACTCGAGGACGCCGACGAGCCCGTCGACGAGGACACGGGCAGCATAGAGGTCGGGACGACGGCCGAGCAGTCCGAGCGCAACACGGACCACGCGGGGGCGCTGATGACCGTCACCTACGCCTCCGCCCGAGAAAGTGAGAGGGAGCAGCAGGTCGTGACCGTCGGCGCCTATCTGCCTAAGACGCGGATGGTCGTTCGCCGCCGCGAGACGGGATCCCCGGGCGACAGGTCGAAGCTCTACGTCGGCAAGGTCAACACCGGCCCCTGGAAGCTGGACCCGAACTGCACGGCCCGGCAGTGGCTTTGCACGGAGATCTCCGGCACGAGCTCGGATGGCGGCGAGACCTACGATGTCCGCTACGTCTTCGAGTACCGCGGCCCCACCAGCGAGACGGGCAACTGGGACATCAAGGGCTACTGGAGGGGATCAGACGGGCGGGTACCGAGCGATCTGATCGCCGATGCCGGAATCGTTACCTACCAGATTTACAAGAGCGTTGACTTTGACAACCTAAACCTATGACAACCGAGGTGCACTATGGCGTTTCGCAGTGAGGAAGACGGGTACTTCGCGGGGGCGGTCCGGTTCAAGGACGCGATACTGAATGATGGGGCGATCAGCGACGACCAGGTCGCCTCCGGTGCCGACCTCGCGGCCAGCAAGCTCAAGCACGCCCACCGGGCGACCTACGGCCAGGCCATCGCCGCCGCCCCGACGACGGGCGCCTACACGATCCACGCGGTCAAGGGCGCCACGGCCGGGGTCCTGGAGTTCAAGACCTGCCTGGCGACGGCACCCACGGGCGACGGGAGCGTCACCGTCGACTGCCTCAACGGCACGGCCTCGCTCCTGTCGGCGGCCGTCACGCTCAACAGCTCCTCGACGGCCTACACGTTCCAGGCCGGCACGGTCAGCACCTCGGCGGCCACCGTGGGCGACGTGATCGTGATCTCGATCACCAAGTCCACCGGCACGGCCGGGACCTGTGGCTCGGGCCTGATGGCCTACGCCGACCTCGTCGAGGACTACGACTAGCCCATGGCCATCCCGCGGTTTCATGCCGGCGAGCCGCTCTCGGCGGGCAAACTCAATCGCCTGGCCGAGGCCGTCGAGGCCCTGGAGCGGCTGCGTGGCGACGGCATCGTCACCGTCCGGGGCGGCGTCGTGGGTCTCAACATGGGGGTGCTCCAGGAGCGGCTGCCCCAGCGAGGCGGGGCGGGCTTCCGGGCCAAGATCACGGGCAACGCATCCGACGGCGCCAACAAGTACGTCTACGCCTGGAGCCAGGTGCGGCCTGCCACCTCCGGCTACGCTCAGTGGGAGACGGTCACGGGCGGACTGAGCGGCACGACGAGCACCAACCCCGCCCGGAACATGCTCGAGGATATGAACGCCGCAACCGGCGTGCAGGGCAACGGCGTCGACGTGGCCAACCTGGACACGGCGACCTCCACCTTCACGATCCAACCCATACCGACGAACGCCGTGGTGCCGATGCAGGAGATCATCGCGTCGGACGGGACCAAGACGTACTGGTTCTGCGTGCCCAACGGCGTCGACGGGAGCTGCGACTGATGGGCTTCACGGGCTTCCATCGTGCCGGCTGCTGCTGCGGGGCCCCGGCTGCGTGTCCGTGCACGGGCGACGACTGGACCGACCTGTACGACAACACGACCCAGGAATGCAACGGCCTCAAGCGAGCGTACAAGATCAGTGGGTATTCGGATGGTGCCCTTACTGCCTGTGAGGATTGCGATGCCGCCACCTCCCCCAACGCCTGGGACGGCACCTTCCCGATATGGTCGGTCGAATG